CATGCAGACACGATCAGTATCACCGGGAGATAAAGATACTGTAGATGTATCAATCTCTCGTGATGAGCTTGGTATAATTACAAGTATACTCATTGTCCTTGGAGATCATGCAGTAGAACTAAAACGATCAGAAGCTGAAAGAATATTTGTACAGCTTGGTCACGTTCTACAAGACATGGACATCGAACAAGGTGCTATGCAATGATGTACTTAAGTCAATACCAAAGTAAAGCTAAAGAAACAGCTATATATCCTGAAGATAAAGCCCTAGAGTATCTTGCTCTGGGGTTAACTGGAGAAGCTGGAGAAGTAGCTAATAAAGTTAAAAAAGTAATACGTGACGGATCATCACCAGACAACATTATACATGAACTTGGTGATGTAATGTGGTACTTAGCAATGCTATCCACAGAACTTGGCTACTCATTAGATACTGTAGCTGATAAAAACTTATGGAAACTTGCCAACCGTAAGACTAGAAATGTGCTAGGTGGCTCTGGCGATAACAGATGAGGTATTAAAATGATCGGACTGTTCCAAATATTATTTATACTTTTGCTATTAGGTGATGCAACATACGTAGAACCTACAATTGAACCACCAGCAGAAGCTTCAGAATAATATGAAAAAGCGTAATCCTGTAGCTAAAGCTTTGCGTAATCCAAAGTTCAGGCTACGGATTATCGCTGATAAAACTAAGAAACTAATTAGAAAATCTAAACACAAAAAGAGGTCTACTCATGACATTCACAATTGAATACGATTACGATTCTCCTATCATCACATTACTAGACCCAAGTGGTCAAGATTATGATATAGAAGTGTCTCAAACAAATGACTCATACTGGATACGACAACAAGATCCACACGATGAATCTAGAGTAGACCTCATTATCATGAAGAAAACAATGCTTGATGACTTATATCATGCTCTAGAAAAAATCAGGAGAAATAAAAATGCAAATAAACTTTAGAAGTATGATAGAACGAATGCGTCAAAGATATAACACCAGATGTACTATCAATGCACTAAATAGACTAACTGATAGAGAACTAGCAGATATTGGAATACATAGATCTCAAATAGTAAGTATTGCTACCGAAGTTCTTAAAGTTCATAGAGAAGAAAGGGATAAGGAATGAAAAACTATGCAGTGTTAGTAACTGGTGAAGTTACAAGAAGTGTATATGTCACTGCCAAAGACCCAGAACATGCACAAGTAGAAGCCTGTGAAGAATGGAAAAGACTAGTGGGTGGTGAACTTAAAACTGCACAAATAATACTATTAGAAGAGGATAAGTAATGAGCTATCCAAACAAACCAGAAAATAATGGTTATGTAGATGATGAGAACATCATAGACTTCCCTGCTAGAAAACGTAAAGAGCCTGAACCAGAATGGTTCTTTACTGTAGAAGTATATCGTAAACCTAGTGGCAAATACGAGTTCCAACTACAAGTTGATGAAGACATGGACAATGACTATGACGTAGCAGACGCACTTGCACGTATGGCTTTCCAAGTTGCACCAGATGACTGGTCAGAAACTGTAGAAGAAGAAGTACTTGTCATAGAACCAGTGAAAGATGACAAATGACTAATACACAAGAGAATGCAAAAGAATTATATCTATGGTTAAGAACATGTCCATTAGATTTCCTAGTATTAGATATGGAAGGTGCAGCAAAAAGAGGTACTGTAAAAGTCGTATTTGATTTAATCTTTCCAAATGAGGACACTCCTAACTAACCGAGAGGTGTAATATGAGTGTAGAAAAAGAAGACTTCGGAGAAAAACCCGAAGTTCCAAATGATCCAACAGACGATTGGTCTGATGATATAACCAAACTACCTAAAGAAAGGGATAAAAATGCTACACCAACTAGAAAGACATGAAGCAATGTCAGAATCCTATGAAATGGGTTTCGTAGATGGTCGTGATGATTTCAAAAAAGACGTAATCTGTATGTTAAAAGATCAAGGAAATTATTACAAAAGAGATGTAAAAGAATTTGACACTCTTCAAGAATGTATCAGCTTAATAGAATGGATAGACTAATGGCTTTCAATTACTTAAGTAAAGAAAATATAAATAAACGAAATACGATAAAACAAATGAAATGGGATAATTTCAATAAACTTAACCCAGAAGAACGAGATGCTATATTAAAATTATATAACGTCGTAGAAAATGCTCTATTTACAATACAAGATTGTAGTGATTTATGGTTAAGTGATCTAAAAGAATTAGAATCAGCTCATTGGGGTGTTAAAAACCTATGGGCTATCGGTTCAGAACTAGAATCTTTGGAGGATAATGATGGTTGATATAAATAAACTTGCAACAGAAATTGATGATCTAAAACATCATGAGTTCAATGCTGGTTGGAGTGAATTCAAAAATCTAACATTAGACTATATAAAAGAACAATTCGGTATAGACTCTGAAATAGGTAAACTATTATTAGATGATATAGATAACTTATGCTAAAATAAAAAAAACCCTAGGTACTGTAATAGTACTTAGGGTTATTATATATTTTTAATTTTTTATGAAAGCCCGACATCGGCTTGCCCGGCATCGCATTCATACGTGTCGCTTCGCGCCACAATTATTGTGGAATGTTACTAGATACTTCCTTTAACATTCTATTCAACTCTTCATCAGACAATTCATCTACAGATACTTCTGTATTTGTCTGATCTATCCTAGACAATTTAGGCGATTCAAACTCTGCAAGAGACTTCGCAAGGTCTGCAGCTTGTACTAGATCATCTTCATCTAATGCTTTAACCATTAGTATCCGAAGAATATCTATTGCACCTACAGGGTTCTCTTCAAAAGAATCTTTGAATTCCTTAAATTGTTTAACTGTTAACTTCAACTGTTCTCTTGCAAGGTTATTTGCCTTACGACTTGCAGCTGCTTTTAACTGGTACTCTCTAGCATTCTCAGAAGTGAGCAACGGCTTGAGGTTCTTTAAACTATTTGGATGTATTTTATGAGCCATGTTAACTCCTCTTGGCTTTGCGTGATAATAGAGAGTATTCTCTTTAAGGGGTATATAGAAATTATAAAAAGAAAGGATATGTTATGACACAAGATGTTGTAGAAAGACCAAACCACTATACGAGATGGGCTATAGAACCTATTGTTTTTATTATGCAAAATGGTGCAGAGTTCTGGCGTGGTAATATTGTAAAGTATGCCATGAGAGCTGGTTTCAAATTGTATGATGGTCAAGATGAAATAACATCAGAGATAACAGACTTACGAAAAGTCATACGATATGCTGAAATGCGTATCAATCAACTCGAAGGTAAAGAAGCAAATGACATATGAAGAAGAAAAAGAAGAAGTGCGACTACAAGGTCTATCTTACTGGGACTTTATAGCTGAAAAACTTCAAGCTGAATATACATGTATGAGATGTAAAATAAAATATAACAGAATGAACTTTGACAAACTAAGAATTTGTCCAAAGTGTACAAACAAAGAAAGTAAATAATATGAAACTATGTTATGACATAGAAACAGATGGATTTGACGCAACTGTAATATGGTGCTTAGTAGCACAAAATATGGAGACTGGAATTGTATATAAATACTCTGACCACGACGATAAACTCCCTTCTATCCAAGATGGGATATCGCTTCTCAAGAACGCCCAAGTACTTATCGGGCATAACATCATCGGATTTGACAACGTACAAGTCGATAAGATCTATGGAACTAATCTTAACTCAAAGAAATGTTACGACACATGGATCATGTCACAAGTATTACGATACAGACGTACCCACAAGCAAGGTCTTGCAGGATGGGGAGAACATTTAAACAACTCTAAGATCCACTATGATGATTGGAGTTGCTATAGTAGAGAAATGCTTAGATACTGTGTTCAAGATGTTAAATTGAATGTGCAAGTGTTCAATGAATTGATAGAAGAATTCAAAACTATTAACTCTAAGAACCCATTGATAAAACAAGGGTTAAGAATAGAACATGATGCGGCTGTATTCAACGCTAAGACTAAAGAACTAGGTTGGAAATTTGATGTAGACTTAGCTAACAAAAATCTCAAAATGATGGAAGATAAGATGACTACTATATGTAGTACCATAGAACCTGAGATGGGTGAGTACAAACATTACATCGACAAGATACCTAAAACACCTAAGTTTAAGAAGAATGGTGACTACACAATATCAACTGCACGAATACTCTCTGAGTACTTAGGATACGAAGTGAAGTGTGAAGATACACACGTAATGCAAGCAGGTACAGAGTTCCAAAGGTTCACTGTAAATGGTGTGACATTAGGGCAACTAGATCTTGTAAAAGAGTGGTTACTAACGAAGAAAGGTTGGAAACCAGATGAGTTCGTTAAGAAACGTATGCCAGATGGTACTTGGGTAACTACTACACCTAAACTTACCACCACATCGCTTCTAAAGCTCGGTGAGCTGGGTGAAATGATTGATGACTACTATACCTTACGAAATCGTTCCTCGGTTATACGAGGTTGGTTGGAGCAGGTAAAGGATGGACGTATTCATGGTAATATGTGGGTCATAGGGACTCCTACGTTCAGAGCTAGGCATGAAATCATAGTAAACTTACCAAGTGTTACTGCAAAGTATGGTAAAGAACTTAGAGAACTATTTGTTGCAGACGATGACATGGTTGTCGTAGGTGCAGACAGTTCAGGTAATCAATTACGTGGCCTATGTCACTATGTTGGTAACGAAAACTTCACACATGAGGTATGTTATGGTGATCAACATCAAAGAAATGCTGACTCCCTAGGATGCTCAAGAGGTATCGCTAAGAACTACCTGTATGCCTACCTCTTCGGAGCTGGTGACGCTAAACTTGGTCAAGTACTTACTGGTAAATCAAATGCCAGAGTAGGTAAAGATTCAAGAGCTAAGTTTTCGAAAGGTATTAAAGGTTTAAATGAACTACGTAAGTGGGTCAGTGAGACATGGACAAACACTTTCCATAGTCAAGGAGCTGGCTGGTTCCCTGCACTAGATGGAAGACCAGTGTTTGCTACGTCAGAACATCAGTGTCTTAACTACTTATTGCAAACAACAGAGGGTATCACATGTAAAGCAGCATTAGCATACTCCATGCGTAAGATAGAAAAGGAAGGATTAGACGCACAACCTAGGTTATTTTACCATGACGAGATTGCATACGTTGCATCAAAGAAAGATGCTAATCGTGTTGGTGAGATACTACAGGAGTCCTTCAGAGAAGCACCTAAGAAGTTTGGTGTTGAGTGTATGGATGGTGGTAACTATGTAATCGGCTCAAGTTATGCAGATGTACATTAATGAGTAGTAAAGGATTACCGAAGGGTAAGAACTATAATGGCTGTAAGTACACATCTAGATGGGTTAGAGAAAGATATCGTAAAGATATAATTCATAGATGGAAAAGATTAAAAGGGTGTGAACACTGTGGGTATAATACAAATGGTGTAGCACTTGACCTTGACCATATAGAACCCGGAAAGAAAGCCTTCACCATAGGTAATGGTAGGTCTATATCTTCTAAGAAATGGACTACTGTTAAGAAAGAACTGTCAAAATGTAGAATACTATGTAAGAACTGCCATGCAGTTAAGACATATGTAAACCAAGATACTTATACAGAAAGGAGTAAGTATGCAAGATGATAACGGCTTAATATTAGTCGATGCTGATTCAATATATTTTAAAGCAGCATGTAAAGCAACAACAAGAAAAGATCTTCAAAGAAATATAGATTCTCTAATGGCAGACATATCAAGTCAATGCTTTTGTGGAGATTTAAAAGTAGCTGTTAAAGGTAATGGTAACTTTAGAAAAGATCTATATAAACCTTATAAAGGTACTAGACCTGATCTTAAAGAAGAACTAAAGAAATCTTTAAGGCATGGTCATAAATATATGGTTAAGAAATGGGGAGCAATAGCAGCTCATGGTATGGAAGCAGATGATCTTGTTTCTATATGGGCTTATGAAGCTCGTGAACTAGAGCTATGGTATACTGTAGTAGGGATTGATAAAGATTTATTACAGATACCCGGAAACCATTACAACTTTAATAAGAAAACTCATGTGTTTGTTGATGACGATCAAGCACATAAGAACCTTATGACACAATGTTTAGTAGGTGATACTTCAGATAACATCCCCGGAATTAAAGGGATAGGTCCGAAGAAAGCTGAGAAATTATTAGAGGGTGTAAACACTGATGCAATGTGGAGTCATGTCCAGAAAGCATGGTTAGATCATAATGCAGGTGATCCTAAGATGTCTTTGAGATTACTATCAATGATAAAAACATGGGAGGAATGGGAAGATATTAAATCATCTATTCAAGATAAAACCCCTGAGTGCCAACAAGATGCTGGGAGCAAGAGGGAAGAGATCCTTCAAGAGTCCTGAGTATGTTAAGTATCAAGAGGATATAGCTGAGTTTCTTAAAGAAGTTAAGTGGCCTTTTGGAATTAACCAAGTAACATTCGAGGTTGAAGGTGGCTTCTCAAACAGAGGAGCTGACCTAGACAACATAATCAAACCAATATTAGATACATATCAAAGAATATTTGAGGACTTCAATGATAACAAAGTATACAAAATCAAACTCACAAAACGAATCACTTCAAAAGGAGAAGAATACATTCGAGTCAGAGTTTACAAAGAGCCAGAACAAGAAGAGTAATGGTAAGAAATTAAAAAGAAAGATAAACAAATCATATAATAGAAAACTAAAAGCAGAAAGAGAATACCAATGAGCCGATATACAATGGGACCATGTGAATTCTGTGGTTCTTCAGATGCTTTTGCATCGTATGAAGATGGGGTTGGAACTTGTTTTAGTTGCAACAGATCAAAGAAATTAACTGAGGAAAGGAATGAACCAATCACCTACACAAATACTGATGTCATCACCAACATTTCTAGTTATACTAGTTACGGTGTATCTAGCCGTAATATATCTAAGGAAGTAGTAGATCATTACGGTGTTAAAATGTCAACAACTCCCGAAGGAAAACCCGGGTCGCACTACTACCCATATACCAAAAAGAACAATATAGTAGCCTATAAAGAAAGAATATTACCGAAAGACTTTAGAATACATGGCAACTTCTCTAACGTAGAGTTGTTCGGTCAGAGTGCATCTTCAGGTAATAAGATGCTGATAATAACTGAAGGTGAGCTTGATGCTATGGCAGTGTCTGAAATCTTCTATAGAAAGTACAAAAGATTTTATGCGTGTGTATCAATACCATCTGCATCAGCAACTAAAGTTGTGCTTGAACAAAGAGATTGGATCAACAGATTTGACAGTGTTATTCTGATGTTTGATCAAGACGAAGCAGGAGAAGCATGCACTGCATCAATTGCTAAGATGATATCAGCAGGTAAAGTAAAGGTAGCAACACTACCTAAGAAAGATCCATGTGCAGTCTTATCTGAGCTTGGAGCGCAAGCGTTAGAAAGATGTGTATGGGATGCACAACCTTGGTCACCTGCAGGTATTGTTGTAGGTGAACAGATATGGAACAAGTTTACTGAACGTCAGAACGTAGAATCTGTTCCTTACCCCGACTGTTTAGATGGATTAAACCATAAGCTTAAAGGTATAAGACATGGTGAGATTACACTATTCACAAGTGGTACAGGCAGTGGTAAAAGCACTGTCATTAAAGAGATAATACTAGATCTTCTTAATAAAACAGAAGATAAAGTAGGTTTAATATCTCTTGAAGAAAGCATTGGTGATACTGCAGAGAAATTTATATCAATGCAAATGAAGAAGAACATAATAGATTCAGTAGATCCTTCTGAAGACACAACGAGAGAAGCTTTCGATGCTGTCTTTGGTAATGAGAAACTAATTCTGTTAGATCATGCAGGATCTGTAAGCGACTCTAGTCTCATTGAGAAGATCGAGTACATGGCATTGATGGGTTGTAAGTACTTGGTACTAGATCACATCACTATCGCTGTTTCTGAGGGATCTGAGGGACTCTCAGGTAACGAAGCAGTTGATAAGATTATGTCTGACTTACTTAAGATTGTTAAGAGACACAATGTTTGGCTTGGTCTTATATCACACCTAAGAAAGTCACAAGGTGGTACTAAAAGTTTTGAAGAAGGTAAGCTTGCATCTATTGATGACATCAAAGGTTCAGGTTCTATCAAGCAGATATCCTTTGATATCATTAGCTTTGCTAGAAACCTATTAGCTGAATCAGAATCAGAACGAAATGTAATAAGGTTTAGAGTTCTTAAATCCAGATTCACTGGACTTACTGGTAGTGCAGGATCTGCAATATACAATCATAAAACCAGTAGATTAACTGCTACAGGAGGTTTCGACTTTGTAGCTATAGGAGATTAATATGCAGCCTATTTCTGAGGTGAAGGACTACCTCATTGAAAAAGTGAGGACTGTCAATAGTAAGAATCCAAAAGCAAATACAGGTGCAGTTATATTACAGTACGATAAAGACTATGAAGTAAACATGGAGGGCTTTGTAAATAATGCTCTCCAAACTATACAGATATTGTTTACAACAAGTAGTAGTTCTAATCCTGTAGGTACAGCTAACCTAACTAACGTGTCTTCTAAAATAGGTAGAGAAATAAGTAGATCTCTAGGTAGAGAATTAACTTGGCTTAATCAAATAAGATTAGGTGA